CAGCGAATAGCCGCCAGCGTCGAAGGGATTGCGGACAAGGGTCATGATGGGGCTCCGGGGGGAATGAGGGGTATCAGACGCCGTCGCGGGCGACGATGCCGACTGCGGCCAACTGGCCGATCTTGGTGGTGATCTTGGCCGCGTCATCGACGGTGGCGTCGTAGGCAAGCCCAGCACGCGAGACGATGGCCGGGCCGCGGGCGACGACGATGCCGGTAGCATCGGCGAGCGTGCCATCGACGGCATAGAGCAGGACGGCCGTGGCGGTCTGCGCGCCGTCCGACCCGCCGCTGGTCGCCAGCTTGTACTTGCCGCTGGCGGTGATGCGGCCGAGGACAGCGCCCACGGGATAGGCTGACCCCGCGAGCAGCGTCACCACCTCGCGGGTGTAGTTCGGGTTGACCTCATATTTGAGGGCGTCGCCCATGCTGGGCGGTTCCGTCAGGACGGGCATGGTTCAGTCTCCACGATGTTGGGGGATGGGTAGGCGGGGCGAGGGCACCGCGACGAATGCCGCCGGTGGCAAGCGCCAATGTCAGCGCGAGGCGGCGGCCGACTTCTTCGCGGCCGCCACGATGGGGCTTTCCTTCGCGCCAGAAGCCGGGGCGGTGGCGATGATGCCCGCGGCATCACTGCGCGCGGCGAGATCGGCCAAGACCTTGGCGCGCAGCGCCTCGGGCTTCACTTCCTTGGCGACCGCATCGGCGGCGTCGATCTGGATGCCAAGGCGCGCGGCCTGCGCACAGACCTGCGCGACCTCGGCCGCCTCGGCGCGGATGGCTTCGGGCGACATCGCGGCCGCCGTGGTTTGCGGCGGCGCGACTGCCGCGGGCGGAGCCGGTTCCGGCGGGGTGACAGCGGTAGGCGCGGGGGCAGGCTGCGCATGATCTTCGGGGGCAGTGGTCATCATCGGGCCCTTTCCTTTGGTGGTGGATGTGAGGGTGGTTGTGCCGCGGGGTGCGGCGGCGAAAGCGCGGAAAGCGGTGACGGGATCGGCCACCTCGTCGGCAAGACCGGCGAAGACCGCCGCCTCGCCGCGAAAGACGGCGGCCTCGGTACCCAGCGCGCGTAGGGTGTCGAGGCGACGGCCGCGCCCTTCGGCGACGGTTTCGGCGAAGAGCTGGCGCAGTTCTTCCAAATCGCCTGCGATCCGGGTGCGGACGGCCTCGAGCAATGGCTGATACGGGTTCGCATCGACCTTGCGCGCGCCTGCGTGGATCAGCGTGACGGCGATGCCCTTCTGGTCCAGCGCCCCGCTCATGTCGCTGTGCATGGCGACGACGCCGATGCTGCCGACAGCGCCGGTGCGAGGCAGGATGATCCGGTCGGCCTGCGAGGCCAGTGCATAGGCGGCAGATAGGGCATGGTCGGCGACGAAGGCTTGAACGGGTTTCACCCGACGCGCCGCCCGGATGCGGTCAGCGAGGTCGAAGGCACCGGCCACCTCGCCACCGAAGCTGTCGATGTCGAGGGCAATGCCACGTATGGCCGGATCGGCCAGCGCCGCCTGCAATTGTGCTGCGATGCCTTCATAGGAGGTCAGCCCGGAGGACTGCCCAATCCACGCCCCGCGATGCACCAGCGTGCCCGCGATTTCGATCACCGCAATCCCGTCGACGACAGCGAAGGGCCGGCCGCCATCCCGCCCCTGGCGATTGGTCAGGTCATCGCCAAAGAGAGAGGCCCGGGCGGGCAAGGCGGCTGCATCTCGATCTTCGACCGTGATTTCCAGTCCCCCGACACTGATCTCCCGACCGGCGATCCGTGGGCCAAGCCCCGTCAGGAAGACCAGCGCCTTGGCTGGATCGACCATCAGGGGCGTGTTGAAGGCGCGCTGGGCGATCTGGGTGTGATGCATCATCCTTCCTCCGCGGACCGGGTGTCCCGTTCCTCGCCCTTGTCATTCGCTCGCTGGTCTTCTTCATCAGGGTCCGTTTCGCCGCCCTGATCCTCGCTGCTGCCACCGGCTGCCTGCGCCGGGGATCCCGGTCGCCTGAAGTCCAATCCCAACTCCGCCTCGCGTTTCCGTTCTGCCGCGATTTCCCGGTCGACCTGCTCGGCGTCGTAACCGCGTTCGGCGATGGCCTGCGTGCGGGATTTCAGGCCCGCCTCGATCTGCAGGATCTCGGCCGAGGCGTCTTTGGCGGGGTCGATCCAGTCCCATTTCGTGGGGAGCCAGTCGCAAGCGAGGTATTGCCGCCGCTCCGTTGCATAGCCGGGCAGGTCGATGGCGCCCGCCAGCACCGCCATATCCATCCAGCGGGTCCAGACCGCGCGGCAGAGCTGGTAGACCATGACTGAATGCTGGAAGGCCGAGATGCGGCGGCGGAAGTCGACCAGCGCGATCCGGGTGTTCGAGAAGTTGCCCTTGGCGGTGTCACCCGTGAGATAGCCATAGGGCACGCCCAGCGCCGCGCCGATCTGCAACAGTGTCCGGTATTGGAAGGGTTCGTAGGTGGATCCGGAGTCCGGGGTGGATGGTGTCGTGACATCTTCACCCGGGTCGAGCCGAACGACCTGGCCGGGTTCGACCTCGAGATCGTCCTCCGCCGGATCGAGCGCGGTTTCTGGCGCGGGGGAAGTGATAAACATCGCGAACATCGCCGCGGTCTTTTTCCGCTCGAGTTCCGCATCGTCGTAAAGGTCGAGGGTGAACAGCTTCACCACGGCCGCGGCAAAGCGTGAGACACCGCGCAACTGGCCTGCCTCGACCGGGTCGAGGATATGGATCACCTCGGACGCGGGCACGCGCACCGTTTCCCCGGCCAGCCCCGGATCGGTCATGTCGCCCGGGTGGCGGCGCAGGAAATGGTAGGCGACGCGCCGCCCGATGCCGTCGAACTCGATGCCCTGCCGGATCGATCCCGCACCGGGCAGGACGCGGGTCATGTGCTGGGGCAGCATCTCCGAGGGCAGCATCTGCAGCTGCATCGGCACCGTCAAGCCATCTTCGGGACGCCGCGTGCGGATGCGCAGGAAGACCTCGCCTGCCAGAAACACCTCGCGTGCGGCGCGGCGCTGAAGGCCGAAGAAATCGGTCAGACCCTCGGCATCGGCCTCGTCCGTCCAAGCGAGCCAGAGCTTCTGCAATTCCTCCTTCTTTGCGGCATCGGCGATCTTCGACGAGGGCTTGATGCCGTCGCCGACGACATGGTTCGCGAAGGCGTCGACCGCGTTGGCCGCGTAGCCGTTGTTCCGGACCAGCCAGCGGGCGCGGGCGGTGATCGTCTCGCCCGAGGCGGCGATAAGGGTGTTCACATGCGCGCGGGTGGCGCGGAAGCCGCGCATGCGGCGGTGCGACTGCGCCGCGTCGAACCCGCCGATGATGGACCCAAGGCGGGCACGGAAGGCGTCGAGAACCATGGTCACAGACCCTTCGTGGCCACAGTGCCCCAGCGGCGGCGCCGGGAAGAGTTGCCGCTGGCCGCCGCAATGCGCCCTTCCAGATCACGGATTGCAGTCGCCAGTTCGGCATCCGAGCCATAGGTCACGGTCTTGCCGTCATAGCTGACGCTCCGCAGCCCGGCGAAGCGGGCTTCCTGCAGCGCGGCCAGCAGGGCTTGCATGCGTTCCAGGTCCATCAGTCCCTCATGAAGTTCGGGGTATAGGCCCGCCGTTTCCGGCGCGGCGTGGTCAGCGTTCCGGCCTTGGGTTGGGCCGGGTCTTGTGTGGCGATGTCGGTTGCGACGGCCGTCGGCATGCGCGTTTCCACGCCTGCCTGCGCTTCCAGCCGCCGCCAGGTCGCCTCGTCCCATCGGTCGGCGCCGAGGATCCATGCCGCGGCACGGGCATAGACCCGGCAGTCCAGCGCCTCGTTCCGCTCGCGCATCTTCTGCCATTCCTGATGGGCATAGCCCCTCTTGTTGCGGATCGTGACCAGCTGTTCGGCCACCAGCTGCTTCAGCCATTCGGTGTCGACCCAGCCTGGGAGGTGGATCGTGCCCGGAGCGTCGAGCAGCCCGGTGGCGCGGTCTTCGTCCGAGGGGCGTTCGATCCGCAGGAACCGGTAGGTCTCCGCCTTGAATGTCGCCGTTGCCACCGACCAGAGCCGCGCGCCGCGGCGGAGGCGTTTGCCGCCGATGGTGGCATCGACATAAGTCGGACCCGACACCGGTGCGGCGCGGTTGAAGCCCTCGAGGCCCTTCAGCGGCGCGACCTGTTCGAACCCCACCTTGCGCGACCAGGCATAGACGGCCGCGGCCTCGTAACCAGTATCAACGCCAAGTCTTGCCACGGTCATGAAGGCGCCGTTGGCATGCTGCCAGCTGCGCCCGAGCAAGGCGGTCAGCTTGTCCCATGCAGCCGGATCGTCAGGGCCGCCCGGGATGACGATGTGATCGACAAGCCAGGACTCGAGCCCCCGGCCCCAGGCCCAGATATCGACCTCGATCCGGTCCCTCTGGACGTCGGCACCGGCCGTCAGAAACAACCCCGCCATGGGCACCGTGCCCGGCTTCCAGGATTCACGCCGATCCGCCAGCCGCTGCCATTCCGGCGCGTCGCCCGACTCGACCCATGTTTCGCCAAGCAGCGTGTTGCGCGCCGCGCGCAACGTCTCGTCCGAGCCTTGCGCCGCGAGCCATTCCCGCGCGACGTCGGACCAGCTTTTCCACCCGAGCGGCGAGTAGAGCGCCGAGAGGTGGAAGCCGATAGCCTTCGGATCCTTGGAAACCGCTGTCGCTCGCCATTCGCCGCGGGCCAGCATTTCGGTCTTGTGGTGCTCGGCAATCGGACGCTTGCAGCCCTCGCAGTGATAGGCGGCGGTTTCCGGCTTCCCCTTCGCCCATCGCAGCCGGTCGAACTGCAGCCATTGCATCGCCCCGCAATGCGGGCAGGGGACGAAGTAGCGCCTCTGGTCGGAGGCTTCGAATTCCCGCTCGATCCGGCTGAGCCCCCGGATCGTCGGGGTCGAGACCATGAAGACCTTGCGCCGGTGCGAGAAAGTGGTGGTCCGGGCTTCGGCCAGCGTGACCGGATCGCCTTCCTCGTCGGCCGAGGCCGGATAGGCGTCGACCTCGTCCAGAAACACATAGCGCGCGGGCATCGACCGCAGGCCGGTGGCGGAATTGGCCCCGGTCAGCACCAGGATCCCGCCGGGAAACTCCTTCGACAGCATCGAATTTCCGGCATCGCGCGACCGGGCCGGGTTCACCCGTTCGCGCAGCGCCGGGCTGTCCGCGATCAACGGGTCCAAGCGGCCCCGCGAAGTGCGCTTCGCCAGTTCCAGGCTCGGCAGCACCGCAAGCATCGGCCCCGGCGCATGGTGGATGACGAAGCCGATCCAGTTGTTGCCCGCCTCGGTCGCCCCGACCTGCGCGGCCTTCATGAAGGTGATGCGCTGGGCGGGATGACCGGGCGACAGCGCATCCATGATCTCGCGCAGGTATGGGGCACGGGCTGTGCGATAGCGCCCCGGCTCGGCCGCACCCCGCGACGACAGCCAGCGATGCTGATCCGCCCATTCCGACACCGTCAGGTTCGGATCGGGGCGCAGGCCCTGTCGCCAGACCCGGAGCAGGTCTTCGGCGCCGTCGAAACCG